CGGATCTCTACCCGACCGAAACGTGGCTCCGCGCCCGCCCACGCCCTTCAGACTGGAAACCCTCCCAGCCCACCATCGCGCACGCCGAACGCGCCCGCAATTACGTCCGCTCTAACACTCTACTCAAGCGCTTCCTCGGCCCGGACTGGCAGATGCCGCTCGACCAGATGTGGTTCTACGAAGTGGAGCGCCAAGAGCACCAGGCCAAGAATGAATTGAACAAATTTCTCCAGGAGATGCCCGCAGATGACCTCGAAGCGTTCCAATCCACAGCCATCAGCGTCTTCGATACCGACACAATTAGTTGGTACCGTGACGAAGCTGGTAGGCGATCTCCATTGGGCGTCTATACGATCATCGGAGATGACATCCCAGATCGTCTTAGAATCCCTCAGCGTCAGTGGGACACAAATCGATCTCCTATTGAGATTAAAGCCAACCTCTCCCCCGGCGCGACTTACTCCTACCAACTCCAGCCGGTCAAATGGGAAGGCTACTCGACCGACGACGGGCTCGGCAAACTCTACATCTGGGAGCACCCGCAAGACGGCGAGGAATACGGGTTTGGTGTAGACACTTCAGACGGTCTAGGCCAAGATCGCTCCGTCGTCATGGGCCTGCGCAAGGGCGACTTTCATCGCAACGATTTCCAATGCTGCGAATACACTAACCCGTACGTGAACGCCTTCGACCTCTGGCCTATTTGCATGGCGATCGGCTCCTACTACTCCATCAAGCGCCAAGGCATGAAGCAGCAGCCGCGCATGGCAATCGAGTGTAAGGGCAACGGTGAGGCTACCCAAAACGAACTCCGCAAGCGCGGCTGGTCGAACTTTCACATGTGGGTCCGCTATGACACCAAGAAGATCCGCAAAGCTCAGGCCAACAAGCTAGGCGTGTTCACGAACTACTGGTTCCGCACGATGATGATGGACTGGATCATCAAGTTCCTGCGCGACGGCTGGTTGGACATCAACTCCCCGTGGTTCGTGGTCGAGATGGAGGATCTGGAGCGCGGCGAAGACGTTCAGGAACTCAAAGCGACTTACGGTGGACATGACGACCGGATCATGGCGATGGGCATCATCCTGATCTCGCTCTACGACACCGAAATCCGCACGGGTGGCCGCACGCCCGGCGTGGTCCGTCCCAAAAAAGGCGAAGCGCGCGTCTACCAGACCTACGACGAGCAACTGAGCTACCAGACCCGCGATTCTCCGCTCGTCACTACCGCAATGGAGAACATGGTCGTCGCGCCGGATAGCTGGATGTGGGGGCCGCGCGCTAAACTATTCGGTGGGAAACCTGAACCGGAAACGAAGTTTAGCGAGTATGATATCTGAAGCAATGACCGTCTGCTCCGAATGCGGAAAGGAGATCCACATTGGCGACTTCCCCTTCTGCCCACACGACTCCATCTACAGACAAACCGCGCAGCACTTCGACCCAATCGTTCTCCATCGATCTGCTGATGGCTCGTATCGGTTCCCGGCGTCGGCTGATGCACCCGTCCCCGAGGGATATGAGAAGGTTGCAGTCCGGTCGATACAGGAAGCTGATCGAATCGCTCGCGAAGTCAATGCGCGAGAAGATGAAACTCTACGAAATGTCCAAGCGCAGTCAGAAACCAGCCGCTCACTAACCCGCGTCCGCAACCGCGCGTTCATGGACTCGATCCGCCACAAACTCTCCCCCGCAGGCCGCGAATACCTAGACCGCGCCCGCGAGTACGTTGCGCTGAAAGATCGCGAGCGGGAGAATAGCAGGCCACGCTCGACCAACTTTCACATGGACGTGTTTGCGAACGACTCCTCGAACCGTGAGCAACACCGTGATTCTCGAACCGAGTGGAAAGGCAGGAAAGGCTGATGTCATTTTATTGTGGCAAGTTCGTCCTGAATCCAGATCAAATTCTCTACAAAGACCTGTGTGATGCTCGTGGGTTGGTAACGATCTATTTCGTCAACGGTCAAAAGCTGGAGCTGGACGACGTTTCTTCCGAGGAAGCGCGCAGCGAGTCGGACATTGATCGTGGGCTACAACGCATCGATGACGAGCGCGATCATTTGGCGTTAGAACTGGACAGAGCGCATTTGAAAGAGCATAGCTGAGATGGCCTATCGCGAGTCCGATCTGACACTCGAAAAGCTACAGCAAACGATGCGCGACCTTGAGGTCGAGCAAGACGCGCGTGACCTGGATATTTTCCTGAGTGATGACTGGCCATTTTACAAAATCATACGCGATGGTGGTGTCGTTATTCACGTTGGTGATTCTCTGTACGCAGTTCCCCGATCCTTCTTTTCATTGAGGCTACCAAATGGCATATAGAGAGTCCGACTGGAAGATGCCACCGCTGTTCAATTACAAAGGTGAAGACACGCCCTCTGATAAAAAGATCGGCTGGCTGAGGGAGGCTATCGGTGAAGCAGAAACGTCTCAGAAGCAGCAGCGCGCCTACGTTGACATGGACCGTGCCCTCGATGTGGTGGCGGGTGTATCAGCAAATGATACTCGACAGGCTCGTTCTCTGTCGGGCGTGCGCGTCAACCGTGCTAAAAGAAATGTTAGAGAACTCGTCGCAACACTCTCCAACTTGCGTCCGATGTGGGGCTACAAAAACGATAATCACGACTTCGACCAGCACGCCCTCATCCTGAACAAGATGGTCACCGCGTGGTGGCACAACACCTTCGCTGACCGCGCCATCCGCAAGGCTCTCCAATACGCCTTCGTCATGGGCGCGGGCTACATCTCTCCAGTCTGGCAGCGCGACTATTGGTCCGTTGGTCGCGGCGACATCCACCTGAACGTCTACGGCCCGCGAGATGTTCTATTCGTTCAGCTCCCGCCCGATCACAATTTTCAAAAAGCCTACGCGGTTGCCATCCGAATCCGCACTCCGGTACACATCGCGCATATGATGTGGCCAGATCAAGCCGACAAGCTCAAGCCTACTTACCAGGCTACCGGCTCGGTGAAGCGCGGCATGGGGCGTATCCAGTCCTTCATGTCCCCACTCCTGCGCAGACTCGGAACCGGCCAGTCCCGGCGCGAGGAAGACGATACACCCTTCCCGATGGTGGACATCTACCACGTCTACGTGATGGACTCCTCGATCAACCTCGGACCTAAACCTCTGACAATGGGTGATCCGGATACCAACTGGTCTTACGAGGTTCCGGTCTTCAACTCTGAGATCCCCTCTAGCCTCTACGACGCGCAAGGCCGTCCACTCCTTCGTCACGCAACGCGAGAAGACGCCATGCTCTACCCCAACCGTCGCCATTTCGTCGCGGACATCGATAACAACGTAGAGCTTTCAGACGGCCCATCTCCGTGGTGGGTGCGCGGCGTTCCCCTGGTCCAATTCTCGATCGACGACTGGCCCTGGGAAACCATCGGCTACTCCGCGATGCGCGACATGGCTGCGATCCAAGCCTCCAACAACACTTTGATGCGCGCGATCGACGACGCGGCCAACGCTCGTCTCCGTCCGAACGTGTTCTACGACATGGACGTGCTCGCCAAAACCCTGATGGACGAGTTCGACTTCCGGCAAGGTGGACAGTCCATCCCGGTCAAGATGCAAATGGTGGACGCGCCCATCAAAACAGTCCTCGATCCGCGCCACTACGAGGTTCCAGCCTACATTCCCGACTGGATCAAGGCTCAAGAGGAACGTATGGACCATGTGGTCGGCGTCCGCGATGTCACCGCGCTCGCTCGCGCCCGTCAGATCCCATCGTCCGAATCGCTCGACAAGATCATGGAGATGGCCGGTCCGCTCGTGACTGACATGGGGCGCAACATGGAATCCTCCCTCTCTGCTCTGGGTCAAATGTGGATGGCGTTGTTCTTCCAGTTCATGGCGATTACTCCACGCAAGGTACAAGTGCTTGGCAAGGACGGATTCACCGAAGAAGATTTCGACTACGAGCCCGGCAACATGATCCCGTCGCACATGCCGGGCGAGGATCGCGGCCTCTCTTCCCCCACTCCGCTCCTCCAGCGCGCTCGCTGGCACATGTCTAACTTCGTCTTCCACGTGACACCCAACTCCAGTCACCAGATCACGCAGATGTCGAAGAAGATGCTGAACCTCCAACTCTTCCGCGCGGCTGGACTCCCGTTCCCAATGGACCCGTGGACGCTGGCTGAGTCTATGGACATGAATATCGGTCCTACCCCAGAGGGCACAGCCAACCAACTCGACCGCTGGAAGAAGTGGATGGAGATGGTACGCGAACTCATGCCACAACAAGGCGGAAAAGGCGGCGCTGGTCGGCCTCCGTCTGGCGGCGCAGCGCCACACCTCGTGCAAAAGGGCGGGAGACAAACTGTAGCGGAGTCGCGCTGATGGATGAAGCCTACTGCGTTCGCTGTCACAACCCGCTAGAAGTCGTGGGCCTGCGTGACGGCCTCGCCTACGCTCTCCTCTGCTCTACTTGCTCCGCCGTCTGGCAAATCGATGCAGGCTGGAGCCGCTGGTTGGGTAAATTCGACGCTGAACTTTTGAATCCACATTTTCCGTATGCCTGACACCGCTGATCTCCCACCTTCACGCCTCCAGCAATATCTCCGCAAGCGACGAACGCACACGCCCGACGAATCGCAGATCCAGATGTTGAATCCCAACGCGCCCAACTCGCCCGTCTACATCGTTTCCGATCCGGCCTACGCTTCAGCTTCCGATCTCACAGGCGGCGCGCAGGGCGTCTCGTTCCCACAAGGCATGAAAGCGGGTGACATGCTGCGCTCTCTCACTAGTCCAGTCGGACGCCAAGCCCTGATGGATGTACTCCACGGCAAAGATCCAGCGATCGTCCCCCAAAAGAACGCGTGGGGACCGATTCAGCAGCACGAGATGGCACACCAGGTCATGGGCAATGCTCCCTCTCAACTCGATCCAGCCGCAGTTCGCTCTCTTGTCCCCCAACAGGGCTACGAGAACCTCGTCGGGCTCCCTGGCAACGAAGCGCCACTCGCTCAAGCGCACCAGCCCGGCCCATATGGTTACACACCAGAAGGCGCACAGTTCGAGATCCCGGCTCGGCTCGCAACTGAACCGGAGAGTCTAGGTCTGACTCCCAAGACTCGCGCTGAAGCACTGAAACGCTACCAGGCGCTCCTCAAAAGCGCATCACCGGAAGTCGCAGCGCGGTACGGCAAATATCTGGCCAGCTTGGGCCTCCTTGAAAAATAGCTGTTTGACATCCTTCCACACCTGCCGTATCATCAACTCGACATGGGTTTACCTGCCAGCTCTGGCAACGAACAGGTCAGCATTCACACTTTTGCGGCACGACTGAGTACCGATAACCAGAATCAATCTGGCAGTCGGGGAAAGGAGTTCACTATGTTTGAACTGAACACCCGAGAAGTAAAGGGTCGCCGGAAGCGTCACAAAAAGCGCTAAGCTGTCGTAATGGCACGTCGAGGATCGAAACGGCCTCATCGCCGCAAACGGGGCCGGTACTGATTTTAAATAGCTGGAGCTGGCTGGTCCTCCTTCAAACTTTATGAAACACGGCAAAGGCAGAGGCAGTAAGAAAACTGGCGGGAAGGTGCGGACTCCCTTCACCCGCATGATTGGAAAATCGCGCTAAACTGACATGGGCGGCATCGCAACACCATTCTCTGGCGGCTTCGTCCCGCCTGGTGCGCCTGGCTCACCGGAATCCGGTGGTCCGCCTCCAGATCAGCCACAGCAGCCTAACCTGGATGCTCTCATGGGTGGGCAACAGCAACTCCCGGCTCCCGATCCCCAGGAACATCTCCGCGCGATCATGCGCCAGTATCGTCAAGCTGAGCAACTGATCGACGGTCTCGCTGCGGCCAGTGGTCCCGAGACCGCGCCGATGGCCAGAATTATCAAGGACGCGCTGCGCAAGATGATGTCTGTCGCTGTGGCTAGACCTGGCGCGATGGGAGAACCCGCGGCACCACGGACTTTAGGATGACGGACGAGTTAGTTACATCTCCATTTGATAAGCGTCTGGGTTCCGGCGCAAAGATTCCAGAAGTGCAGGCTACGGAGCCGACTGTGGAGTCGACAACTCCAGCCTGTAAACCAATCCACAATCCTCTTACAATAGAGTCTTGGAATAAATTCCTAGATAGCTTAGCAGAGGACGGAGCCAACTAAAAGTGCCTCAACAAACATCCTCAACTCAGAACGATTTCGACCTGCAAGCGTGGCTCGGCGAAATTTCAGCCGACAATTCACTCTCACAGGAAGAGGTCCAATCTCTCGGTAAAATCCTTGGAAACGATAAGGTGCAAGCGAAGTTGCGCGATCAAGTCCTGATGCGCCGGGATTACTCCAGGAAAACTCAGGAAGTGGCCGACCAGCGCCGTCAACTCGAAGCGGACGTTAACGCCGTCCTCGAAGAGAGAGCGGATCTGGCGAGGTGGAAGGGCAGCGTCGATGCTCAGCTTAAGAAGGCTTATTCTGATCTCGACTCCGAACGCACGACCACGGCTCAGTTTCGGGCGCGTATGCAGACCATTGCAGAACAAAACGGTCTGGACGTGAACGAACTGATTCAAGGTCTCCCTGCCGCTACAGCCGCTACTGGTTCCGCTGCTGTCGCCTCCGCAACAAACGGGGGCGCTGGTAACGGAGCTGGTGCTGGTAATGCAACGATCGACACATCCAAATTCGTTTCCGCCGATGACTTCAGCCGCTTTGCGCGCACGAGTCCTCTACTCCAAGCCGAACTCTATGACCTCACAACTGAGCATCAGGAGTTATTCGGCAAGCCGTTCAAAATGGAGTACACAGACGGTCAAGGCCGTAAGTGGACTGGAACTCGGGCGCTGGTTGTAAAGGCTGCGGAGAACAACGCGCGTAATCCCAATGCACCTCTGTCCTTGCGACAAGTCTGGGAATCTGACTTCCAAGTGAATCAGAAACGCGACGAACAACTCCGCGAGTCGATCCGCAATGAAGAGCGTGGTAAGCTCGACGCAGAATACAAAACCAAGCTCAGTGCTGACATGCTCAACGGTGGGACACCGGGGCGCACGACACCTCTTGCTGACAGGCCGAAATCCGTCCTTTTCGATGACAAGCGGGATCACCGCACACCAGCCGAACGGGACGCCGCTGCCGCCTCTGGCTCGACCGGAGGCAGTGGAGACAATGGTCGTACAAGTGAACCACCTCCATCGAGCGCAGCTAATCGCGAGGATCGCTGGCAACGCGCTGCTTCACACTATGTAGAACGCCGCGCGC